AGATCAAGTGCCGCTGGAGAGTATTGCTTCGCTGAGATTACTGCCCACAGTTTTAAAGTGACAGCTACATCCTGTTCGCAGTATTCCTGCATCTGCGGCGACCACTCAGCCCAATCCGTGGACTGACCAAAGTCACCCTTCAAGACCCCTAGCCTCTTGCCCCAAGCCATCAAGGCGTGAGACCCACGTTGCCGTGGTTCTAGATTACCTGAATTAATTCTGGGACTATCCGTGTCACTTAGGTTAGTCCAGATAAGTCGGGTGCAAACTAGGGTGTCGATTACCCTGTCACGATCAACGTGAAAATCAGGGTAAACCTTTTCGAGAGCGGGGAAGTCGAAGTCGATGCCGTTGTGGAAGATTAAACCATCAGCACCTTTCATCCGATCAAGCCCCTCTTGAATTTCGTTGGGGCCGTATGAGAACACCTCTTTGGTATCTACGTCTTGTAGAACAAGACAGTGTACCTTGGTGAGAGTGTCCAGTAGTCCATCAGTCTCGATGTCGCCTACATAAGTGCTCATAGCGGCCCCCTTGGGTTAGGAATTGAGTGTGTATCGCGTGTATTTCTGCCCCGTGATGGGATGGAACTTGACGTTAGAAACGATCTCGTTACCTAACTCGCGTAGCTCTTGGATACGCTTGGGGAGTGAGGACACTGAGTATTCCACCATCGCTTCACGCACGGTGATCGATCCAGCTTTCTTCAAGTGCTTCATGATTTTGTCGTGTTGAGTTTGGCCTGTCATGGCTTTCCATCCTTTATGTTCGAGGTTCTGGGCTAGGTTGTTCCAGTAGGTGTAGACATTGGCGTACACATCTGGGTTCTGAGCCGCTAAGACTGCGTAAGTCTCAGCGTTCTCAAAGATTTGATCAGTATTCAGCGTTGAATTCATCTTGTGTGAACTCACTCTCTGAAAGCCGACCTGTTTGTTTATCGAAGTAGAGCGTGGTCGCTATACCTGTCTCGCCACTGAAGCGATTTTTCAGGACTCTAACAGTCACTTGGTTTGCCTCGTCCTCAGATTGCTGGTTTCTTTCGAGACCGATCACTGAGTCCGATAGCTGCGCGATACTTGCGCTGCCTCGTAGTGCGTTGAGTGAGGTCGCAATGCCTTCCTCAAACCCTTTGTTACCTTCAGGGCGTCTGAGGTGTGACACTAGGATCATACCGATCCCTGTCTCCTCAACTAAACTGCGTAGCTGTGTCATCAGGACATCGATGGCGCGTCTTTCTTCTAGAACCCTGCCATCGGAGCCGTTCTCAAGGCCACTGACAGCAATACTGAGATGATCGAGGACAACCCAGCTAACGTCACAGCCCTTCGCAAGGTATCTGATTTTGTTGAGGAGGTTGTTGGCAGACAGGCTACCGAAATGATCGTAGAGGTAAACACGACCAGAACCCACGGTGTCACCGAAAGCAAGTTTAAGATCAGCATTTGATACTCCTTCCTTGGAGATATGCAGGGGTTTGTTGATTGCCAAACCCATCAAGCCCAAGGCTGTGCGTTTGCAGTTCTCTTCAAGAGCAACGTAACCTACGGTCTCACCCTGCTTAATGAGGTGGTAGGCAATCTCACGGCACACCTGAGACTTACCAACACCAGACCCTGCGGTCAGTGTGACTAGCTCTCTCTTGCGTAATCCGTGAGTGATGGTGTTGAGGCCTTCATAGGGCCAAGGAACGCTGTCTGTGTCATCATCGGATACGATCTCGTCCCAGAGGTCAGCGCCAGATACGATACCATCTGGTCGGTAAGGTTTCGCCTCCCAGAACGCCGTAAGTATCTCAGGGGATCGACCAGCCATCATAAGTTCTGACGGGTCCTTGGCAGGTAGCTCTGCGATATATGCTTGGTTAGGTTTGAGTAACTGTGCAATCTCTAGCGCAGCTTTCTGACCAGCTTCATCGCTATCCATCATGATCACTACTTTTTGGTATGACGAAACGAACTCAAGCTCACGCTTGATCGCCCTCGCAGCACCCGCAGCGCCTTGAGGAATAGACACAACAGGCCATTTGTTGTCTTTCGACATGACCTGAGAAACCGTGAGGCAATCAATCTCGCCTTCGGTTATACAGAGTGTCTTCCCACCGTTGCGCCACAGGTGCTGCCCGAATAGCCCACACTCTTTACCGTTACCCACGAACATAAAATCTTTCGTTGGGAACCGCACCTTTTGTGCAATGATCTGGCCATTACGCTTGTAGTTGGCAATCTGAACCGTCTGACCTTTGAAGGTAGAGGTTGAATAACCAAACTTACGAGCGGTGGCCTCAGTGATCTTACGTTTAGCCAGTGAAACATAGTCCCCTATAGGGAGGAGATCAGGGTTTCTTTTGTTCACTGTCTTGGGTGCGTGGTCGGTGCTGGGCTTGTGTGCCTCACATGAGAAACAGAAGGTATGGCCATCGGAATACTCAGCGTTAGCATCGGACGAGCCGCAGTTGTCGCAAGGCCCGTGGCCAAGCAACGTGCTTTCTTCATGAGTATCCATGTCATATCCTATCTGTAAGGTGTGAGGTCTAGCGCAGGACCAGTGGTCCGTTGCTTTTGGATTTCCTTGCGACCCAGAACCTGTAAGTCTGGATTGGAAATTCTAGATACGGTGATTAACTCTTTGAGAGCTTCTTTTTGGGCTTCTGTGAAGTTGTCTTCAGCCTCGCCCTCGATGTTCTTTCCACCGACCAAACATACAGTCACAGCTTGGTAATCTAGAACACCAGTTAAAGGCGACACACGGTCAAGTGTGCGCCCTAGTTGCACGACCCCTTCCCTAGTGATGACGTAATGGTATCGGCAACCGTAGAAACCTTTGGCTCTGTCACGGTTGTCTTGGTTGTTTGCGTCAATGTCGATTGTTGGGGTCGTGCCTGAATGATCAATGATCATGTAGAGCGTTTCATCACGCTTCTTATTATTGTTATACATTTTACTCCTGCAACCATGCCTCAGGAATTGAACCATCTGCGTACATGAAGCCGTGCTTCTCGCACCACATCGCGTAAGTTGTCTTACTGGTTTTACTGATAGTCTGTTTGCTTCTAGAGAATACGAAGCGGATATCAGCGTCTGGGTGTTGGTCTTTAATTAATAAATGTTTCTGGCGGTCAGATGTGAGAAAGCGCCCCTTGGATTCTATCACCAAAGGACGCTCTTTATCTGTTCCATCAGGTCGCTTTGTAATGACGAAATCAGGTGTGTACTTACTGGTACGTTGAGGTTTCACATATTGTATAACCTGTTCTTCGTAAGTGTAACAACAACCTGTCCCGTCTAGCTCCTTAGATATCCGCTCCTCTAATCCTGAGCGAAACCCATATTTAAGACCAACCGATTTTTTAGAAGTCTTGGAAGTCTTCTTCTTTGACGGTTGTTTCATTAGTATCCCCGAAGGTGTAGTTACTTGCTTCGGCCTCGAACCCACCTGAGTGCTCTTGGAAACCAAAGGCGTCAGCGGATGCACCACCGCGCTCAATTAGATTGATGATTTGAACCGCCTGTGGTTGAAGGCTGACACCTTTCTTTCCACCCGCGTCCCATGCGTAGATCGCAGCGGAGATATAAAGCTCTGTCCCTCCTGAGGGATCGAGGTTAACAGGGTTCATCTTCGCATCGAATTGCTTGGGTCGGCGGTCCCACAATTCACCATCGCGGCGGCGAACATTCTTGACTGAACATTTAAAGATCACATTACCTGTGTCCTCACCTGTCTCGTCATCGACCTCCATTTTCCACATGGAATTGTCGGCCTTCACAGGGGCCTTACCTGTGTGTTGTTTATGGATAGCTGATAGCTTCTCCATGGCGCTTGTCGCTTCCTTAACAGGAACGCTGACATTGCACTTGTAGATGCCTAGATCGTGAAATTTAGTATCCGCTGTTTTAAGTGACGGGTAAATTGCACGGCCCAATGGCAAAGAAATCTTAGTGTCTGACATTGCGTGTTGTACCTTCTTCTAGTGTTTCAATCATTTCGAGTAGACCCATGATGTGTGACCAAGAGAGACTGATATGGTCTTCAAGGCCTATGTTGTCGGTCTGGGTTAGGTGGAAACCTTCAGGGTCCACGAGGATGACGATGGGAAGAGAGTCCCCATCATCAATTTCAAAGGAGCGGATATCTCCTGATTTAATCAAAGTCGTAATCCTCGACTTTCCGCAGGGCTTCCTTTCGGGAAAGGTTGTGACCAATGACAATGCCATCCACCACCACTGTGTATTTTCCTTGGTTTTCGTATATGTGTGCCATCCTTTAACCTTTCGATTTTCTAGTAATGGTGATTAATGTTCAAGTAACTGTTCCTGTATCGTAAGTATTAGCTGAAAAAGAACTCACTATTCAGCACTTCAGAAATATCCAAAGAACCAAGCTCAGGGATTGCTGGGATTTTACTTCGAGACTTCTCAGGAATTAGCGGCGTCACTTCATTCAAGAATTTCTGCAACACATCTCCGTCCTTATACATATCGTAAAAGGCAGGTTTGATGCACTCATGCAGGAAGTAATCCATGTCCGCCGCGTGAACCCCGAAACTGTCGTGGATCATACAGAAGGACATCCCACCTACCCCATCAGCCGCTGCGCCTTTCTCAAGGGCTTTGTTGATGGTTAGCTGGAGGTGAGCCGCGTCCATACTGTGGATGTAGTTGGGCGATAGCGACTGAGCGTTCTTGTTCGCATCGAGAACCTTGCTGTCGGTCAAGAACTCAACCTTTAACATACGTCCATCGATCATGGTCTGAACAGAGTGTCGGTCCATGCTGTACTTCGCTTGCTGCACAACGAAACCTGTAGGTGTTGACCACATGAACGGCAAAGGGTTCTCGTTCTTGGTCACCAAACGAGCGATCTTTGTGATCCAATCCATTGCATCCCTAGCGGCCACAACAGTCATAGATATCGCATCCCATACCTTTCGGGCGACAAAGGGAACCAGCTTGTAGCTCACATCGTCATCCTTCAGAGGCATAGCAACACCCGCATCACGGAGTTCATCGTAGTGCTCCTGAACATAACGCATACAAGCCTTGAACGTCCCTGAATAAGGCACGATCATCACAGGACGCTTGCACAACTTACGGTCGATCTTTAGAGCTATCGCAGCTTTGGCCAACACGGCCTTCTCTGGGTTGCTTAGGTCAGCCTCGACAGCCGCTTTGGCTTTCGCAGCAACAGCGCCATAGATATCTTGACGCTCACTGTGACCAGTCAGGTTGACGTTGAAGCCACCTTCTTTGTCACGCAGGAGAGCACTAAAGTGCTGTAGACCTGAACAGGTGGCATCGAAGTTGATCGGTAAGTGAGAGACATACCCAACACCGTGATCGTTAAGCTCACGCCACTCCATGCAGAACCTTAGGAACTCGAATGGGCTATCTGCGTCCATCCACCGCCGATCAGTCTTCCAATCGTGGGCGATCTCGACAAACATATCCTCGTGGTCCCATGCCCACTGGATACGTTCCTGCATTGGCAGTTTGTCGTGGCCCCATGCGTTTGCTCCCACGATAGCAATATACTCGACCTGTTCTGTGGTCTCGATAGGTTTACCATCAGCAAACTCGATCAAACTACGGACGTATGCAGGACCTTGTGGGTTCAGGTAGTGTGGCTTTGGATACGCCCTGCCCCGTGAGCAAAGATCGTGTGGAAAGTACAGTTCATCGAAGCCTTTGAACTTGTCAGCCAACTGCATGACCTGAAGCAACGCTAACCGCTTCGACACAAACTTACGGTTCTGATTGTGGACATGGGCGCAAGCCGCTGCATTTTGTTTGCGAGCCTTATCGTCCGTCATGTCATGAGGTTTGGGCGGTAAGGGTAGATCGTTGGCTGGTGGCAGTTTGTCCACCTGAAGGCTGTTGTCGTACACCCAGCGGAGCGCCTCAAGCATCTCTTCATTGACCCTCCAAGGTGTTTCTTGGAGAGCGTTGACAGCGTTCAGTGTGACTGTGAGGTCGGTGTTCTCCATCTCCCTCAGGTAATTCATCTTCGCCCGTTTGATCAGCTTATATGGCTGCACGTTGTTGGTCAGGTACGCAGACCCAATGAGGCTTTCGTTTGTCCACGGGTTAGGTTTGACCACCATTGGATAGAAGATCGGGAACATATGCTCACAACGCTCCAGACGTTCCTTCAACATATCCATCATCTGTGGGGTTGCCTCGACAATCGCGCGGCGTTTGCCGTTGGACATCCTGATCTCACCTAGGTTGACCATGCCTGTGACCTCTTTGAATATCTCAAGGAGCCTCATACCAAGGTGTACGCGGTTCTTGGTGTGCCAGTTGTCGGCCACCCATTCGATCTGTCTGCGTGTGAACTCTTTCTTGTAGACATCCTTTCGGCGCTGCCTTGGTAGGTTGCGAGTGTCGCAGTCTTTCATGATCTTACGGAAGATCAGTTTGTAGTTATTGTTAAACCAGCGGAGCCGCAGTTCATCGTGGACAGCATTGGTCGAGGTCAACACAACCCCCGTCCGACTCGCTGTGCCAGCCTTGTTCTGGAGCATAGGCACGGCGTTGATCACAGACTTCGCAAAGATGTACGCAATAGCGTCCGTGTCATCAAACTCTTGCACCATAAGGGCTGCTATGGATCGCCGCCCCCCTGCGCCCGACAGCGCCTCGTTTGTCCATTCTGTTATGGCATTGCTGAATGGCTGGACTATCTGCCGCAGGATCGTTTGACCTGCCGCACTCTCCCCGAAGAATTTCTTCTCCATCGCTTTATCGTGCCGATCATGGAATCGGGTTATTGCAGCACCACGCATCTCTTCTTCAAGGTTACGTTGGATATCTATAAGTTCTCTGTTGTACATAGATTATCTCCATTTTTGGGTTGTCTAGAAAGGGTGATTAACTCGCCGCGTATGTGACACAGCGCTTGTGTATATATTACGTTATCGTAAGTATTGATTTGTAAGCAGAATATGACTGTACGCTACCTCTCTGAGGTAACTGTTTGTCCTACTTAACTTTTATTATTCCAACTCCCTGTTGACTTGTGACGTATGTTACATGGGTGAGCCTCTTGTTAAATCAAAGGCTTACCCTTTTTTTTATCTTGATGTCATGTCACCGTGTCACGCTCATGTCACAGCAAGTCAGACAGGCTATAAATGTCCTCTGGGGCCAGCTTGGCATATCCCAGCGTGGTCTCGATGTTAGAATGGCCCATCCATTGCTTCACTCGCATGATGTCAGCACCCCTCTGGACGAGCCTAGAGGCACAGGTGTGTCGGAATGTATATACAACGATATCCTTGAGGCCTCTGCGCTGGGCTGCGGCTACAATGGCATCCTTGAAGGCAGAGTATGAGATACCATCGAAAGGTCGCTGGTGTCCCTCCTCGCGTGACCACTCCAGAGCCTCAAGGGCGCGTGGTGTCAGCGGCAAGGTGCGCGGTGTGTTGGTCTTGGTCTTCCAAAGGGTGATCAGGGTGCGCCCGTCCTTGCTCTTGGATACGTCAGCCCACTCGAATGGCTTGGCGACAACCGCTTGGGTCGTGGAGACTTCTGAGGGTCTCACCCCTGTGTCGATCATGAACTCCGCAAGCATCCGATAGTCTAGGATATTGAGTTCGTCTAAAAGGGCTGTTTCTTCATCATCTGTGAGATAACGGATGCGGCTGCTTCCCGCGCGGAACGAGGGCCACTCGATGTTGCTGCTCAAATGGATGTCGCCCATCTTATGACTGTGTTTGAGCAAGGTCTTCACACGGGTGAGGTTGATCCTGATCGTGGTGTCCCCTACCCCTTCCATCTTACGCTTCTCAACGAAACGTATCACATCCCTTGTCGTAAGTTTTAGAGGGTCGGAAGGAAGCAAACGCTCCGCGTGGCGGATGTCTGTCTCGATCATCTTGCGACGCTGGTTAGGCCACAGGTAAGCGTGATATCTGTCAGCCAGAGAGCGAAGGGTAACAGTTCCCATATCGCAACCATCGGGCACAGGAAGGCCAGCTTTGATCGCTGCCCTAGCCTTCCCTTCCCAAAACTCTGCGGCCTCTAGGGTGTCAAAGGTTACGCGGTGGTATTTACCCCCGTTCGGTTCTTTCACCCGCGCTTGGAACTTACTCCCTCGCTGTGCAACGCTCATTCTAAAGACTCCTCGATGCGATCCATGAACTCCAAACCTTTGCGGTTATACTGCACGATGTTCGCGCGTCTGTTCATTGGGTCTTGTGCCATTGTGACCATGTTCAAACCTTTCTCACGCGGTGACTTCCACTCGCACCAAAAAAGGGTAGCACGGGACGCCGTTGCGCCACTCATGCCGAGACGTTCTTCAACAATAGAGCGGTTGCCGCTATTGTTCTCGATGTCTGCGTAGTAAAGCAAAGCAAGCATGGAGGGCAGAGACATCTTAGGGTCTAGCTTTTGGAATTCCTCCAATGCTGCAATCAACTTGTTTATGTTTTTAAACTTACGGGCCATTGTGATCCTCATGGGTTTCAAGAGGCGTGTAAACATTTGACGCACAGCTTTCAAGAAAATTGTACGAAAAAAGGCTTGTGACATAGGTGTCAGCAAAGGGTCTACCTGTTTCCTGTTCAATTGCGTCTAAAAGGGCATCTAAGGTTTCGCTCCATTCAGTTTCTGTTGTGATTACTTCCGAGATCGGAAGGGTCTGGCCTGTATATTTTAAGGGCAGCTTGAGTGCCTCTATTGTTCTTTGGTCTTCTACTCTTTCGACACACCGCATCAACTTAATGAATAACAGTTGGGACGCCGGAAGGGTCGAGAGGTCTGCGTAAGGGATAAAACCAGCCCCATCTTGTGAATTTTCCCCAAGGGTTGGGCCTCGTGTTGTCCAGCCCCAGCTTGAAACGTGCCACCAACTGCCGCCTGCTGTTTTTTCTACTTTTTCCATAGCGCCATTTCCTTTCTATTTAATTTCCTCAATGATCCACCAAACCACTAGCGCAATTATTGCGGCGAGGGAAGGGTCACGCATGATGACTGTATCAAAATGATACAACATGGCTTTCACCTCGCGCAATCATAGAATAGGCTTCGACAATCCGCGCTTGCACAAGGTCAAATTCGGGGTCATCGAATTCCAAATGTGAGAGGTCGCGTTTTTGCTGGGCAATGTAATTGTCCATTTGGATGACGTAAGGCTCGCCGTTTATATCGTGGGTCATGGTATGGCCCTTTCCAAAACTTCGATTGTTCTTTCCCATTGGCGCGGCCTATCGGTCAAACTGATATCAAAACCCGCGTCCACTATTACGCCTTCTAAATACAATTGTTGGTCAGTCTCTATTGCATAACGTGCCATAACTTCAGGTGTGGCCAATGCTTCTATGCTTTTTTGCCAAACTGTTTTCATTTTGTAACCTTTCGATATCATGCGGAATTGCATGGGATAAGAGCGCCGCAACGCTCTACACCGATACAATTTAAGAGAGCGCCGCGCCTATTATTAATAAACCGTACATGGTCCCAAAGAGACAAAGAGCGCCTAGGATATCGCCAAGGATATCGCGGAGGTTGTGACTGTTTTTCATGGTAACTATTCCTATATCGTAAGAGTTTATTAGCAATTGAACCATTCAGAACAAGCGCCCTCGATATCCATTTCATCGCGTGAATAGGACGCCGTGAAGCTGTCGCCCCACCAATGACCCTCGACAGTTTGCTTTGCGGTATCAATCCATATGTTAGGTCCACCAAAGGCAACCAACAGGCGAGCGCCTTTGAAATTACGGCGGTAGTCGAGTACCCATTCAACGTCCAGAGCGTCTATGTAATCCAACCCGCTGAGGATTTCGGAGTTCTCGTGGCCACAATCTTTGCAGTTGAATTCTTTGTGCAACTCAGTGCCGCACTCCAAACAATATTCAGTGGCAAGGCCGTTCTCAATGTCATTGATGATTGATTGAACGTGTGCTTTGATTTCGTGTGTCATGGTTATAATCCTATATCGTAAGTATTAGAGTGATTGAATGGACGCGTCATAGCGTGACCATGTGA